GCCAATCGCATCGCGGAAGCCCATGGCGGCGACGCTGTTGGGCACCGGGGCCGAGAACAGCAACACGGATTCGACTTCATAGCCGCGAGCCAGCAACCGCAGGGCGGCGCGACGGACGATGTCGCAGCCGTTGGAATGCGCCACGAAATGGATTCTTACGGCATGGCCGTCCTCATTGCTGCCATCGACCCAATTTTCCACCAAGCGGGCCAGTGCGACGGCGCGAGACGGGTTGGCGATGAAGCAATTCCACAAAGGAAAAGGCCCCGCATCGTATTGGTCGGTAACGACCGCCGTGTGAGGCCAGTGAGTCGCGGCCCAGCGTTCCAGACGCTCGGGCCAAGTAGGATCGGCGCGGCCGGTGAGAATTCCGTGAACCGCGACGATCAAGTTAAGTGTTCTGCTCACTTCTCCGGTATAACTGCCGGAGCCGCCGGGACAAGCTGCAAATGCCCGGAGCCACCCGCAACCACCTGAATTTTAGGGCGTCCGTTGTCCTGCCGGGTAATTTGATAGATCGCGCCGGTTTTCGGGCCGGTCACAAACCACGAATTACCTTCGCGGCGAACATACTTGCCGATTTCGCCATCGCCCTCAAACGATAGGTCGAGTCCTCCCTTGTCGGCGGGCGTTGCCACCACGAACAGGCCGGGCTCGATTTGGTATTTCAGGCCGAGGTCGAATGGCAAACCGCTGGCCAGATGGAATCCTTTGGATGTGCAGGACGATCCGAGGAAGGATAACGCAAGGCAAAGCACCACCAACAGGATGGCGACGATCAGGTCACGCATGACGGAACGATAACTGGCATGGAATGGCAGATTCATGGGATTGTTGCGTTTCGGGTTCATGGCACCGGGAAGATGGCCCGGCTTCTCATCACCGCAAACAGTGCGGCGGATGGAGAGGGATCAAACAGGACAGAAAAAAGCGGAAAGGCCCGACTTGCGGGAAGCGGAAGCAGTAAAGGGCGACGTAAACGCTGGAGCCGTCTTTCCGCGAAATGGTCTTTTCCATGCGGAATGTCCGCAGATGACCGGTGACGAGCTGACGGCAGGACTCCAAGTCGGCGGCCAAGTCGCCCTTGCCGGGCGTCAGCGTTTCGAAGGTCATGGATGAAAGTTCTTCTGCGCTGAACCCCAGAAGCTCGCGGAATTTGGCATTGGTGCGCAGGTGGCGGCCGTCTTCATCGACTTGAGCCAGCGGCACCGGCAATTCCTCCATCAGCAGATGCGCCAAATGCTCCATTTCGTCGCCCGAAAGGTGGGCAGAAGCCGCGGCGGAAATTCGCCGCTCAAGGCTGTCAATCGCAGCGGTGTTTTGATCCATCAGGCGCACCATCGACGCGTGATTGGCGGCCTGCGTGTCCAGATGAGAGCGCAAATGGGCGAAAAAGCCTGTCAGGATGCCTTCATCCTTGTCCAGCAGGCGAATCCCAACCCATCGGCCGCCCTTCCAGATTCCCCAGCACAGCGCCGCTAATGCCACGTAAGGCGGCCCCCATCCTACAATCTCATCGGCGAACGGGAACGGCATAGTCGGCTGTTACGTTCAGGGGGTGTAATTGTCACGCATGAAAATCAAGCTACCGGTAGTATCGGGATGCATTTCGACCGACAGCGTTTCCTCGCGGTGATCGCGCGCTTTGATCGGGTCGGTGGTCGCGTAGGCTGTCACGTTGGCCAAAAACTCAAGGTCCGCTCCATCCGGCCCGATGAAAATCCCCAGCTTGCCAACCGCGCGCGATTTCGCCGCATCCACCACGGTGCCGCGCGGGACTTTCAATTCCGCGATCACCCTCCACGGCACCGAATTGAAGCGCGTGGGAACGCCATCGGCGTGATACTGGCATGGCCTTAGGTCGCGGCGGGTAAAGAACAAGCTGGCGCGGTAGGTCGCGACCGGGTTGTCGATCCGGGGATCGCTTCCCCATGCGCCTGAAGTCCACGCGGCCCCGCAGACGTAGGCGGGCACCACAGGGTCGGGAAAATCCAAAGTGGCGGCCGTCAGTTCATCCAGTGGCAGGCGTTGCAAAATCTGCCAGCTCAAATCCAAGTTGACGATCTGCATCGGCTCGAGGGTCAACTGGATTTCGTCGCAGGCCATGCCGCGGAACTGGAACAGGTCCCCCGCTTCGGTTTCCACTTCCAAGCAGAACGTCGGCGCGGGTGCTTGCCGGTCGAGGTTGAAGCCCCCTCCGCTGGCGCTGGTGTGTTGGGTCAGAAACCACACCAGAAACGCGCGGCCGCACGAAATCGTCATGCGGCCGCTGTATCGTTCGTGCGCGATGGTTTGAGGCGGCGGGTTGCGCCAAACGTCCAGACGGCCGAGCCATGCTTCGATTTCTCGGCTGACCGCCGCCGGGCCGCACGGTAGGTCCAAAACATCGCCCAATGGGACGCCGGAACGAGGTTCCGTTTCGCGGTAAATCCGCAACTGATTGGCCCAAATCTGTTCAGCTTCCCCGCTCATGGTTTACGGTTGCGCGGTCCAGCGTGCCACGATGTCGGTGTCGGCGGCGCCGTTGCACCACAGCTCCAGCACGGCCGTCTTGTTTGCGGCCAGCGTGGTGGGGGCGGTGCTGCCGACCCAAACCCACGCCGGGAACGTCAGGTTGCGGGTGGTGCCGTCCGCCTTGATGATGGCGTCGACCCGCCATCCATCGGCGCGGTTGCTGGTGGTGAAGGTGGTGTCGCCGGTCAGGTTGAACACCGGCTTGCGCGCGCCCGGCAGGTCAATCGCGAAGGCGGTTCCGCTGGCGCTGCTGGTGCCCGGTCGCGCGATGAACTTTTTCGGTGTGGTGGATTCTCGCCACTGCATCACCGCGCCATTGGTGGCTGGCAGCCCGGCGCGCAGCAGCGCCACCGCGAAGGCGTTATAGCTCGGATCGGCGCTATCCAGTCCAGAGGTGAAAAGAGCTTCCAGACGTTCCCAATTGCCGCCGATGATCGAAACCACCCCAACGGTGCCGTCCGGGTGGGTTTCCAAGCGTGTGAGTGGTAAAACGGCCATGGTTTAAGCGGGTTGCGGGATAATGAGCGGATCGGAGGTTTGACCGGCATGGACGCTGTAGAGCGTCAGGTTGGCCGGGTTGGTATCAAATTGAACCACCACCGTCCAGAGCCCGGTGGCAGGGCTGGTGCCATCCGGTGGCGTCCAAGTGAAATCCGTAACCGTCATGGCGGCGGTGCCGGTGCTGCCGCCGGTGAAATAGTTGGCCAGCGTCAGCAGCACGGCGCTCGATTTTTCCAACCTGAGCCAGTGATTGGCGGTATCGGCTTCGCGGGCAGCCAGCTCGCTTTCGAGGTTCGGTCCGCTGTTGGCTCCGGCGGTGAACAGACGCGGCCGCAATTTGATCGTCCACGTGGTGCCCGCCCGAGTGGCACTGACAAGTTCCGGCCTCAAGGGCTGGATCGAACGGCCGCTGAACCCACCGGCGTCCGGCCCGGTTAGGAACGTCGGTGCGGCAAAACCGGTGATGGTCTGCGGGTTGAGGCCAAGGTCGACCGGCAAACCAATCGGCAGCGTGGGCGTCGGCTGGGTCATCCTCTGGCGGTCGAAAATAGGGAAAAAATAAACGGTATCGCCCGCGGCGTGAGCCGCCTTATCGCTAGCGAATTCGCAGCGGATCGCGACCCTCACGGTGAATTCATTGCTGCCGGTTTCTTCGATCCAGCCAACCCGGAAAATCTCCCGGCCGATCACCATCAGGGCGGTGTTGGTGCCGGTCAACAGGTCGAGCCCGTCGCTGTCCGCCTGCACGGCGCTGGCGCTGGAAAGCAGCGCCAAGGCGTCGGGCGCGTGGTTGAGGCTGAGTCGGAATTGATTGGCCGCCAGACGGATGATTTTCGGGCCGCTGGCCGCCACCGGGTCCAACAGTTCGCCGGTGAAGGCAAAGCCTTGGAAAATGCCCGCGTTGGTGTAGTTGCCGACGCTGGATTCACGGAAGCCAACCCCGATGCCCTGCACCACTCCGCTGCGGCGCTGAACGGCCACCAACAGGCGGCGCTCGCCCTTCGAAATCCAGATATTTGGCTCATCCAGCAACACCGGCGTGATTTCCCCCACCGGCATCGGGGCCGAATAATCGACCGTGACGAGGTCGGCGTTGTCGAGCGGGTCATCCAGTTCAAGCGATGGGATCGGCGCGGTGAAGTCCTCGATTTCGCCATCGGTGCCGGTGGCGTAAACGTCCTCCACCAAAGTGATGCGGACTTGATCGTCGCCGGTGTGATCGTCTTCGATGTTGTCAAGACGCCAGAACGTCGTCATGGCGTCACCTCGCCAGCCATCGACGACCAGTTCGATGAAATCGCCCGGCTGAACGCTGGCGAAGCCCCGGCGCACCGTTAGCTGGCAACCTGCGGTCGGATAGGCCAGCGTGCGCAGCAACCGGTGGGCGACAAGCTCGGCCGTGCGGCGCGTGCCGATTTCGGTTGCGTCGATTTTCACACTTCGGATGCCGCCGATCTGTTCGATGCTGGCGAGGTCCATCGCGGTTGCGGCTTCCTCTTGCCAGTTGTTCTCACGGTTGGTAAAGGTCACCCGCACCTCGTTGGTCGCGCTGGTCATGCTGGGCCGGGTGAAAACCGGCTCGCCGATGATGTCCTCGGAGGTGATGCGGATTCGCGGGCTGTAAGCGTTGGTTCGGTCCCACAGCGCTCGGCAACGGACTTGCCCGTTTTCCCACCACGTCACCAAGCCGAACAGATCGCGGAACCGGCTGGCCAGCTCAACATTGCTGTGATCGTCTCCCACCGAGGTGGAAATGCCGATTCGGTTGTCGCGAAAGTAGATCGCGGCGGCCGTGAAATCATCGACGTTGAGTAACGCCGGGGAATGGCCTTTCCCCCAAATCGGATTCGTGAGCAATTCCCACAGGATCGCGGCCGGGTTGGCGTCGCCATATTCCGCGTCGTCCGGGTCCGCGCTGGCGTTGTTGGGAAATCCCGCGATCACGTCGCCTTCCTCGTCCAGCACCACCGGCATGCGGGAAAACGTGAAAAGGTAGGTGCGGGGCGCGGCCGATCCGCCCATCGTGAAATCCACAAAGGTGGCGGTGACGATGTCGCGGTAATTGTAATTCACCCCCTCCATCGTCAGATGGCCGGTTTGGGTGCGGGTTCCGGGATTGATCCATACCGACCCGGAATCTTCCTTGGTGCCCTTCATTGCAATCATCACGGCCGCGCCGGATGAAAGGTCAATTGGCCCCGTGGGGGCGGCCTCTTGATTGGCATAAAATTTTTCGATCCACTTGATGAATTGATCGCGATCAAGGTGGTCGGGGGCCAAGTCTTCCTTTTCAGAGGTATCTTCCACCACGTGGAATTCCACCTCATCCATACCCGGAGAGCCTTGGATTTTCACCAAAGCGTCGATGGGTCCCATGCATAGACCGGCTACCCAGCTCATGCTGTAGCTGTAGCCGGAAACCGGCTTTTCTCCCCCGCCTTTGCCGCCTTCCGCTTCATCGTAAACCGGCTTGGCCTTGAATGTGCTCTTGTCATAGCAGAGGAAATTTCCGGCCAGCCGAACAGTTCCGAAAATCACCGGCACGGTGGCCGATTCGCTGGACTGCATCACTTGGAATTCATCCGGCCTCATGCCGCCATCCTTGGGCGCTTCCGGCCCCTGAATGATGCCCGCCGCGGCATAACCCAGCATGAAACCTTGCATCGCCCCCATCGGCCCAGCGATGAAGAAACCCACCACCTCGCCGATGATGCCAGCGCCGACGTTGACCCATGTGCGGGAACTCATACTTGCATCAGCCTGAGTTGTGACGGCGGGAATGTCCAGCCTGCCAGCCGCAGCCGGATCGCCTCTTGCATGTGGCGGCGGGCACTTTCCAGCACCAGAGGTCCGGCCGGGCTGTTGGTGGAGACGTGCCACACGTCACGGCCAAGGAAAATCCCGCAGTGGTTCGAATTACGGCCGCTTCGCCAAATGCAGATGTCGCCGAACCGCGGTTGCCAATCCTCCACTGGAATCCGGTCCGCATCACAGCATTGCAGGAACGCCGCGCCGATACGGTTTTCCGCCGCCGCCAAGCCCCACGCGGTAGGGTAGGTCGGCACGGAAGTCGGCTCAACCACGCCAGCCGCCACCAACACGCGAACCACGAAGCGGATGCAGTCGATTCCTCGCCCGCGGCTGGCTATCCTGTGAGCGTGCGGCGTGCCGCGCCAGCTTTCCGCCTCCTGCATCGCCAGCGCCTGCCGCTCCGGGGTCCAGATGTCAGGATACTCCATGAATCGCCGGGTTGACGTTGGGGATCAGCGGGCAGCCGCCAAAATTGGCCAAATTGTTGAACTTGATGTCGCAGTCCGTGACGGTGTGGCGGCATCCCGCATACAGGGTCACGACTTGGCCGGGAACGATGTCCGGCATCCACTGGTGGAGGAAAATCCGGGTGTCGCCGCCTTCGAATTGGCTGGTGAAAATCGAATGGCGGGTTCCGGTCGGCCCATGCAAGAGCACTCCCTGCCGGAAGAAATCCGCCGGATCGCTTCCGCGTTGGCCAGATACCAGTAACGTCCGAGCGGTGTAGTCGGTGGAAAGCACCAGACCTTCGAGTTTAAAATCTTCCCGGTTCACCCCGCAGTCGGCCGCATAAAGCGCCCTGTTGCAGGTGCGGGTGAAGCGCCATCGCGGGACTTGGTGCCCGGTCATGAAAGGCCCCGGGCAGCAACGCGCCTTGAGCACGCGGCCTTCGGT